GCTTTCACAGGCGTCAAAACATTTTACGATTACGATGCCGAAAAGGACGAAGCGATCATCTCGAAAGAGCAAGACGTTTCGGCAATCATTGAGCAGAACAAGCGCGAATACATAGACGCGCCGGAACGCTGGGGTGAATGGACAAAGGTTGGCAGCATCCCTATTTCAGTGTATTATGAACTAGAACGCCAAGGTATCACACAAGACCAAGAGGCGATGAAGAAGTGGTTGAACGATCCTGACAATCGTTACTTCCGCACAAGGCCGGGGACTGTCTAATGGCGATTACGACGTATTCAGAGTTGAAGACCTCAGTCGCCGATTGGCTCAACCGATCTGATCTGACGGCTGCTATTCCAAACTTCATCTCGCTTGCTGAAGCGCAGATGTCTCGCCAAATCCGTCACCGTAAGATGGTGGCGCGGGCGACCGCGACTATGGATACGCCGTACTTTGCTGTTCCTGCTGACTGGAAAGAAACAATCCGGTTCCAGTTGAACACAAATCCTATTACTCCGCTGGTTTACGTTACGCCGGAACAGCTTCTTGAAGACAGCCAAAGCTACAGTTCCGCAGGCCAACCGATGTTCTTCACAACCGTTGGCCAGCAGTTCGAAGTTCTGCCACAACCCGACGGGTCTTACGACGCAGAACTTCTTTATTACGCCAAGTTGCCTGCATTGTCTGACGCAGCGCCGACTAATTGGCTTTTGACTGAAAGCCCAGACATCTACCTATACGGCACGCTGGCTCAGTCCGCGCCGTACTTAAAGGAAGATGAACGCACAGCCATCTGGACTTCTCTGTATGAAAAACTGGTAGAAGATATGCGCATCGCCGACGAGCGCGCTCGTATTGGTTCGTCTAAACTTAAAGCACGGATAAGGACTTTCGGATGAGTTTTTCTAATTATCTTGAGAACAAGGTTCTCGGCCATGTGTTTGGCGCAGTGCCGTACACCGCGCCTGCTACTCTGTATGTCGGGTTGTACACGTCCGATCCGGGTGAGGCTAACACGGGGACGGAAGTCTCAGGCGGCTCTTACGCTCGGCAGACGATTGCGTTTACCGTCACGGCCAACCAAGCGTCCAATACGGCGGCTGTTGAGTTTCCGACTGCGAGTGCATCATGGGGAACAGTAACCTACGCTGCGGTCTTTGACGCTGTTTCCGGCGGCAACATGCTTTCCTATGGTCCGTTGACCACGAGCAAGACGATTGCAAGCGGTGACGTTCTCCGTATTCCTGCGGGCGACTTCGACATCAATCTGGACTAAGTAGATGGCTGGCTACGGCAGCGGTCTATTCGGACGCGGTAATTACGGGATAGACCCTAAAGAGGCGTCTATCACCGTAAATGCTGCGTCTAGTGCTGTCGTCTCCGCGCAACGTATCCTGCTGGCTGCTGTCTCCGACACAGCCTCATCCTCGACGACTGTCACCGCACAGAAGATTAACCTCGCGGTAGTCACGGCCAACGCTACCTCAAGCGCGTCTGTCACGGTTAGGCGTGTCCAGAACGCCGCTGTGACTTCCACCGCATCGGCCAGTGTATCCGTGGCAGCAACCCGCGTTCAATTTGCTTCTTGCGTTTCAAACGCCACTGCAAGCGTAACTGTATCTCTGCAAGGCGTGTTCCTTGTCAAGATCACGACGAACGCAATCTCATCGACAAACGTGTCTGTAGTTCGCAAGACGCCGACATCTGTTGTCTGTAATGCCCAATCTAGCGTCACGATCAACGCCACAAAGAAGTGGGAGCCGGAGCCAATCACGCCAGAAACGTGGGATGCGGTGGCCGATACTTCGGAAAGTTGGACACCGATTGAAGTAATTGCAGAAACTTGGACACCGCAATCAATAACTAACGAGACATGGACGCCAATTTCTGATACAGCAGAAATATGGCAGCAAGCTGCGTGAGGACTTAAATGGCTGATACAACCACAACAAACCTTGGATTAACGAAACCTGAAGTCGGCGCATCCGCCGATACTTGGGGGACGAAACTCAATACGGACCTTGATACTATTGACGCTCTGTTCAAAGCAGACGGCACTGGCACGAGCGTTGGCGTTAACGTCGGCTCTGGCAAAGTCCTGACTGTAGCGGGCAACGTATCCGCCAATGGCGCGACGATCAGCCCAACCGAACTAAGCTATCTGGACACTGTTTCTTCAAACATCCAGACGCAGCTTAACGCTAAAGAGCCGACGATCACGACGTTAGGCGTCGCCAAGGGCGGCACAGGAGCAACTTCACTCACCTCTGGCTATCTGGTTAAAGGTAATGGAACTTCCGCCGCCAGCGCGTCTGTGGTGTACGACAACGGTGCGGACGTCGGGATTGGTACGAGTTCGCCACAAGCAAAACTACATTTGCTAGATACAAATGCTGTTTATATCCAACTCACTGACAGCGCCGATGGGGCCAGCCGGGTTGGGCAGAACGGTACGGCAATGACGTTCGGTGTCGATGGCGGTAATGGTACGACAGAACGTATGCGTATCGACAGCAGCGGCAACGTCGGGATTGGTACGACTTCGCCTGCGACAAAGCTGGATGTTGTCGGCGGGGTTCAGTCTGCTGGTTTCTATCGTAACGTAAACGTCGCCTCTGTTGGCGATGCTGCAAATTATGTTGGGATAGGTTCTCTTAATGGAACAACCCCAACTCCGGGCGCTGCTATCGGGGCCATACTTAACAACCCCGCAACCACCGGCTCAATGCTGTTTTATACGCGCTCTGCGGACGCTCTTTCAGAACGTATGCGCATATCCGCAGCGGGTGATGTATCCATAGGAACTACAAGTGGTGGTGCGGGATTGCTTGTGACCCCACGGGCAAGTGTTCCATACTCAGTATTTAATACGGCGTCTGCTGGTTTTGGGTATTCGGCGTTTGCGTATAACGGCACGAATTACGGATTTGTTGGTCAGGCCACCGCGCTTTTAGGTACTGGCACTAATACCGATTTCGCTATTCGCGCTAATGATAACATGCTCTTCGGCATCGGCGGCACAGAGCGTATGCGCATTGACAGCGTAGGCAACGTCGGGATTGGTACGACTTCGCCGGGTGAGAAACTGACCGTATACAGCGCAACGGATACATATTCGACGATTAGGTCTGCTTCGCAGGTGCTTGCTTTCAACGCCGGTACTGGCTTCGTTGGGAGCGGCGCAACGTCGATTTATAATACGTCTGCTATCCCTATGGTTTTCGGCACTAATAGCACAGAACGTATGCGCGTCGACGCCAGCGGCAACTTGCTGGTGGGGACAACTAGTAGCGGCTATGGCGGTCGTTTTGTCGTTATCAAAAACGGCGGTGATGTAATCTACGCCGCGCAGACTGCTTCCGGTGGCTATTGCTACAAGAGCAATGCCGCCAATAACGGCGGTAATTACTACCACATGGAGTTCCAAGAAAATGGAACTGCGCGTGGGAGCATTAGTTCAAACGGGTCGGCGACATCTTACAACACCACATCTGATGCTCGTCTCAAAGACAACATCGCTGATGCAGATGATGCCTCATCATTAATCGACGCCATTCAGGTCCGCAAATACGATTGGAAATCTGACGGCACACACCAACGCTACGGCTTCGTGGCCCAAGAATTGCTTGAAGTTGCGCCAGAGGCAGTCAGCCAGCCAGAAGACCCAGACGCTATGATGGGCGTGGACTACTCGAAGCTGGTCCCGATGCTGGTCAAGGAATTGCAATCAGTGCGGGCGCGTCTCGCCGAACTAGAAGGAAAGTAAAATGGAAACCACTTGGAAAGTATCGCAGCTTGACTGCTACCCAGAGTATGAAGGTAACGCGGACATTGTGTTTACCGTACATTGGTCGGTTGCCGCACAGGACGGCGAGTTCTCAGGCTACAGCTACGGCTCACAAGCCCTGACGCTTGATCCAGAAGCGACCTTTACACCATTCGCCAGCCTGACTGAAGCGCAGGTAATCGGATGGGTTCAATCTGCAATGGGCGAAGAAGCTGTTGCCGCAGTTGAGGCGAACCTTGCAACTCAGATTGAGAACGCCAAGAACCCCCCAGTTGTAAATCCACCTCTTCCTTGGGGCTAAAGGAAACGCACGATGGATATGTCATTCGGCATTGATACGCTTCTCACTGTTGTCGCTGGCATATTCGCCATCATTGGTGTGTGGACGCAGTTGAGCAATCGTCTCGCAATTCTCGAAACGAAACTTGAGTTTGGTGACGAGAAGTTCAACAGCATCGACAAAAAGTTCGATGAAGTCATGATGCACCTCCGCCGGATTGAAGACAAGTTGGACAATAAGGCAGATCGGTAATGGCTTTTAAACTAGGCCCACGTTCCTTGCTAAACCTTCGCGGCGTGCACCCGGATTTGGTGCGCGTCGTTAAGCGTGCGATTGGCATATCCAATATCGACTTTACGGTTATTGAGGGGACGCGTTCCATCTCCCGCCAAAAGGAACTGTTTGCCAAGGGTGCGACTAAGACAATGCGCTCACGCCACATTCACGGTTTCGCGGTAGACATCGCGCCGTATGTAGCTGGAAGCATTCGTTGGGATTGGCCGCTCTTTGATAAGATTGAAGAGGCCATGAAGAAAGCAGCGCACCTAGAGAACGTGCCGGTCACGTGGGGTGGTGACTGGAAATCGTTTAAGGATGGCCCGCATTGGGAACTTCCTCATGCTAAATATCCAGACCCGAAATGACGATTAAAGAACTAGAAGCCGCCCTGCTTGAACGTGTCCGTGTTTGGTGGCGACCAGTCACCTGTATCGGTATTGCTTGCGGTGTGATTGTCAACGCGGTACTGTTGCCCATACTAAACAGCCAGCCCATATCGCTTATGGATTTGGCGGCGACAATCACGTCTTGTGCTACTATATTTGCGGTGAGGGAATGGGGAAAAATAAATGGTGCGGATTAATCCATTCATGGGTTATGTGGCGGCAGGCGCTCTTGCTATTGGCCTCACCGCCGGATGGAAGATCAAAGACTGGCAGTGCGATGCCGCGTATTCTGCGGTTCTGGAAAAAGCCGAGAAGCAACGCCAGCAAATGCAAGGACAAATAAATGAGGTTTCTACGCTTTACCAAGCCGAACGGGATAAAGCCGATGTGGTGGTCGCCGGAGAAAAGCAAACAATCCGCGAGATATATAAGACTTTGCCTGCTGTCCCTGCTAATTGCGCTCCTGACCCTCGTCTTATCGGGCTGCTCGAAGGCAGCGTCAATCGCGCCAATGCCGCAGCCGCCAGCGAACTTAGCAAGTAATTGTCCACTGCTTCCCACGCCGCCTGCTACGCTTATTGATCCAGAGCGGGCTATCTGGGAAGTTGAGATTATTGCCAAATATGGGGACTGCGCATTGCGTCACCGCCGAACAGTAGAAGCATGGGAAGAGGCTGTAAAAATCCCAAATAAGTGATATAAGAACTTTAGTCTTACGCACAGGTAATTAAATGGCGCTTATTCCAATCAGTATCCCGCCGGGTGTTTACCGCAACGGAACAGAACTTGATAGTTCTGGCCGGTGGTATGACGTGAACCTTGTGCGCTGGGTTGAAGGGATGATGCGTCCCGTCGGTGGCTGGCAACAACGAACCACATCCGCTCTTAGCGGCAAAGCCCGTGGTATGATTGCGTGGCGCTCGAACAACAGCACCCGCTACATCTCCGTCGGGACGCACTCAAAGCTGTACGCTATCACGCAATCGTCTGTGATTGTGGACATTACTCCCGCCGGGTTTACGCCGGGCAATCCAAATGCGTCTGTTGGTGGCGGCTATGGCGTTGGTCTTTACAGCGCCGGATACTACGGTACACCTCGCCCTGACGTTGGCGTTGTTACTCCGGCTACCACATGGACGCTGGACACATGGGGCGAATATCTTGTCGGCTGTTCAAACTTTGACGGTAAGATTTATGAGTGGCAGTTGGACACCGCAACGCCGACACCCGCTGTTGTGGTAACAAACGCACCAACATCTAATACCGGCGTTCTAGTAACGAACGAACGTTCGATGTTTGCTCTTGGTGCGTCCGGCAATCCACGTAAAATTGCATGGTCCGATCTTGAAAATAATACAGTATGGACGCCAGCATCCACGAACCTTGCTGGCAGTCTTGAGTTGCAGACGGGTGGCAAAATTATCACAGCCAAACGCGTTCGTGGCCAAGTTCTCGTTCTTACGGACATTGATGCGCACGTCGTCTCCTACGTCGGCCA